CTCTCAGGTTTTTGTTGACGCGAATTGGGCGCAGACGGCCGGCGTGGTCAGAGACTTCGCCAGGCGGTCGCAGTGGGGGCCGCGGATCATCCCCACCCACGGCCGATTCGTCGGGGCCAGCGGCTCGACGCTCTCCGACAAGAAGGCGGACAAGGGCGAGCGGGTGGGAGCCAACTGGCGGACGAGCACGATCAACCGCCAGCGGCACGTCTTGTACGACACGAATTCGTGGAAAACCTTTTTCGCGGCCCGCTGCAAGCTGCCCATCGGCGATCTGCAGGCCTTCACGGTCCACGAGGGCCGGCACGAAATGCTCTGCGAGCAGTTGGCGGCGGAGTATCCGACCCGCGTGGAGGCCAAGGGGCGCGTCGTGGACGAATGGCGATTGATCCCCGGCCGCGACAACCATTGGCTCGACTGCTGCGTGGGCTCGGCCGTGGCGGCGTCGTTCACGGGGATCTCGGCCGTGGGCGTTGACGCCCGGCCGGGAGTGGTGGCCAGCCGGACCGTCTCCCGCGAGGAGGCCGCGAAACGTCGGGCGGAAATCATGGCCAAAATGCGGCGCTAAATCTGGCGTTGACGCATATGCAGGGTGTGGCAGTCTGCGGGTGGACAGTTTCCCCCAAAGGAGATCCACCATGCGTTTCTTGATCGCGTTCGTTGCCCTGCTTGTCGCCTGCCCTGCCCTGGCTGAGACGTTCGTCACGACGACGACCATCACGATTACGACGGCCCAGACCGAGGCCGAAGGCATGGCCCGCACCGGCATCCTTCGCCACTGCGGGCGTGCAGGCGGCCGTGCCGAGGGCATCGGCTTCTCGACCGTCAGCGCCGATCATGCGATCCGCAATTGTTGCTACTGGGGCCAGCGAAAGCCTCGAGAGATCGGCGTGGCCCGCGGCCCGCGGGGATGGTACGCCTGCGTGAGATACTACTAGTGAGCGGCCCGCTGATTGCACTCACTGGATTGATCTATGCCTGGATTGCCGTCGACCAGTTTTGGCGCGGCAATCCAGGCATGGGCATCGCCTACTTGGGCTATGCCGTTGCCAACATCGGGCTTTACCAGCTCGCTCGTTGAGGACGACCTCGACTTCAACCCGTTCGATGAAGACGACGGAACGATCGGCCTAATCGTTTTTGCGTAGGCTTGGCCAGGATGCCGGGTGTACGGTGGTACACTTATGGGTAGGCGCGGAGGGACCGCGTCCACCTGCCGGAGACTGCCTCTTGGCCGACAACGACGACGTGATCGACGCGCTGGCGGCGAATCTCGCCCAGCCCCGTCGCGCCCGCACCGACGCCGGTGAAGTCGAGCAGCACGAGCTCGACCGCCAGGTGGAGGCCGCCAAATTCGTCATGCAGTCGCGGGCGGCATCCGTGTCGCCCTTCAAGAGCCTGCGTATGGCCCGCATTGAGTACCCGGGGGCCACCGGCTAATGGGGCTGTTCTCCAAGTTCGTCGGGCCGTCGAAGCGGACGCTGCAGGCGACGATCGCCGCGCAGCAGGCCGCTATGTCGACGCTGGTGCGTGCCCGCTACGACGCCGCCCAGACGACCGACTTGAACCGCCGGCACTGGTCGCAGGCCGACTACTACTCCGCCGACGCGGCTCTCAGCCACGAGGTTCGCCGCAAACTCCGCTCGCGGGCTCGCTACGAGATCGCAAACAACAGCTACGCCGCCGGCATGGTGAGCACCTGGGCCAACGACCTCGTCGGCACCGGGCCGAAGATTCAACTCGACCTTGGCCCCGACGTTGACCCAGAGCTCGTCCGGCAGGTTGAACTCACCAATTTCGATTGGTCCGTCAACGTCGACCTCGCCAACAAACTCCGCATCTGCAAGCGGGCCAAGTTGGGCGACGGCGAAATCTTTGGCGTCATGACGACCAACGGCCGGCTCTCCCGCCGCCGCGATGCCGTCACGCTGGACTTCCGGCTCATCGAGGCCGACCAGATCGCCGACCCGGCCGCGTCGATCTGGACGAACGAGGCGGACGGCATCCGCTTCGACGAAGACGGCAACGTCGCGGAATACTACTTGCTCAAGCATCACCCCGGCACGGCCCTCGCTTCGGCGACGCTGGACGGCCGCTGGGTGGCTGCCGATCACGTCCTGCACTGGTTCCACGCCACCCGGCCGGGCCAGCACCGCGGCGTCGGCGAGATCGTGCCGGCCCTCGAGCTCTTTGCGATGCTCCGCCGCTACACGCTCGCGGTCGTGACGGCCGCGGAGACGGCGGCAGACTTCGCCGCGATCTTGAAGACGACGATGCCGGCCGACGGCCAGGGGGCCAACCGACTCGAGCTCTACGAAACCATGCCGATCACGCGTGGCATGGCCATCGCCGCCCCAGACGGGTGGGAGCCGGTGCAGATGAAGCCGGAGCAGCCGACTAGCACCTACGACTCGTTCGTGCGTCGTTTGCTCTGCGAAATAAGCCGCAGCGTGAATATGCCCTACATCGTGGCGTGCATGGACAGCTCGCAGGCGAATTACTCGTCCATGCGGGGCGATTACCTCGTCTACCGCAAGCATCTGAGCACAGAGCGGAGCGACATCGAGCGCGTCATTCTCGACCCGCTCTTTGAGCGTTGGCTCGACGAGGCCGCCCTCGTGGACGGTGCAATCCCCGACGGCCTGCCGCCCCGCGACCAGTGGAATTGGCGTTGGGTCTGGGACGGCTTCGAGCACATCGACCCGATGAAGGAAGCCGCCGCCGACGTGGAGCTCGTCAACAACAACATGGCGAGCCTCGCGGACGTGTGTGCCAAGCGCGGCCTCGATTGGCGTGTCGTTCTGCGTCAGCGGGCGATTGAGCGCGGCGTCGAGGAGGAGTTTGGCATCCGCCCCGAGACGGCAACGCCAGCCCCGCAAAACAACCCCAGCCAGGAGCAAGACCAATGAGCGGTCGCCACCGTCGCGAGTCTGTTGCCGCCGAGAACGCCACCCGCCACGGGATCGTGGCCCAGGCGGACTTCAACGTCGTGCAGCCGGGCGTCACCGCCGACGGCCAAGGCGGCGGCCAGCCGCGGTTTGCACTCACGGCGTACACCGGCCGGGCGATCCGGCAGTCGTGGTCCCGCAACCCGATCGTGGTCGACCTCGCCGGCATGGACACGAAGACGAATGTCGTTTCGATCATGTACGGCCACCAGTACGACATTTCGGCCGCTCTCGGCCAAGCCGACTCTATCGACAATTCGATGGAAGACCTCGCCTTGGCCGGCAATCTGATCGGCGAGGGCGAAATCTACGACCGCGTCGTTAGCTACGCGAAAAAGGGCTGGAAGTTCCAAGCCTCAATCGGTGCCGACGTGAACCGCATCGAAAACGTCGCCGCCGGCGAAACCGTCACCGTCAACGGCCGGGAGTTCACCGGGCCGATTTCCGTAGTTCGTAGTTCCATGCTCCGCGAAGTCAGCGTCGTAATGTTCGGGGCCGATGCCTCGACGACGGTGCAGATCGCAGCGGAGCACGATCAAGGAGAAGTTTCTATGGCTGACGAAGCCACCCAGAAGCCCGTCGAGGCTGTTGCCCCGACGGAAGCCCCGGCGAGCGTCGCCGTGGAAACGCCTGTGACCGCTGCCGCGGTCGTGTCCGAGGAGAACAAGTCGATGCAAGACCTCAAGACCGAGCTGCTCAAGGAAATCAAGGCCGAGCTGCTCGCCGAAGTGCGGGCCTCGCGCCCCGCCGCCCCCGCCGCGCCGGCGGTCCACGTCAAGGCTCCGACCGACGACCCGAAGACGGTCGTGGCGTCGCTCTGCCTTGCCGGTGGCCTGCACGGTGCGGAAAAGGCCTTCGACGAGCGGACGCTCGAGGCGGCTCACGCCCGGCGTGGCGAAGCGTCGCTGGCCCAGGTGGTGCTCGCCGCGGCCAAGGCCAACGGCTACACCGGCCCGGCTCGCATCAGCGAGGGCAACTGCCGCGAGGTGCTCAAGGCCGCGTTTGCGACCCACAGCATCTCGACGATCCTGTCGGCGACCTACGGCAAGTTCCTCCTCAACGGCTTCACTGCCGTCGAGAGCAACTGGGACCGCATCGCCTCCGTTCGCTCGGTCAGCGACTACAAGTCGGTGACGGGCGTGCGGGTGACGGGCGGCTTCGAGTTCGAGCAGGTCGGCCCCACGGGCGAGCTCAAGTCGGCTGACGCCGGCGAGGAGACGCGGTCGATCAAGGCGGACCTCTACGGCCGTCTGAGCTCGATCTCGATGGTCGACCTCGTGAACGACGATCTCGGTGCTCTGAC